CTTTATGACCTGGTCGTGGTCACCGGACAGTATCTAAGTGCTGCCGGCGAAATGAAAAATAACTACGAAGCAATCGGTGCCGTCTTTCAGGGTGAAAAAGGGAAATTCTTTACCCTCAAGGCAACCTTTAATCCGGCTGGTTTGAATCGAGACCCCAATCGGGACTCGATCATTGGAAATTTATACCGGCCAAGATCCAAGTCAGCGGATGGGCAGACATCGTTGCCACCCAATGATGATGGCGCCCCCAATGATGACATTCCGTATTGAGCACTGATGCGCCATGGAATCCATCAAGCCAAATCGCCCCAGACGTTCGATCATTGCCATTCCCAATGGTCGCCTTCACCTGTATCGGGTTTTGTCGGCCTCATGCAAACCCAAACCACCTCAAACCGTCAGCCAGTGGTCTGATCAGTTTCGAGTGCTGTCGGGAAAAGCGTCAGGCGAAGCCGGAAAGTGGCGAACCGATCGGACGCCTTACCTTCGGGAAATCATGGATTCTCTCTCGGTCCGGTCTTCCGTCCAGCGCATTGTGATGATGTTTGCCGCGCAGCTCGGGAAAACCGAAGTCGGCTTGAACTGGATCGGCTACGTCATGGACCAGGCGCCGGGCCCGATGCTGACGGTGGTTCCCACCCTTGAAGTCAGGAAACGATGGGTCAAGCAGCGCCTGGATCCATTGCTGACAGAAACTCCGGTCCTCAGAAAGTCATTCGATGGCAAGAGATCCCGCGATTCATCCAATGCAGAGGACATGAAGGATTTTCCGGGGGGAATCTTGGTGATCGGGGGCGCTAACTCGCCTGCCTCCCTTGCCTCGATGCCAATCAAGTATGTGCTTTGCGATGAGGTGGACCGTTTTCCGTGGGATGTTGGTGGAGAAGGGGATCCTTTGGGCCTGATTGATGAGCGCACCAAAACCTATCCACGAAGGAAAGTGCTTTTGGTCAGTACGCCGACCATCAAGGGCATGAGCCGCATTGAGATGGAGTATGAGAGCTCCGACATGCGGGAATATCACGTTCCCTGTCCTGAGTGCGGTGAATTCCAAATGCTCAAATGGAAACGCAAGGATGGAAGCTTTGGTCTGGTGTATTCCGAATCGACGGGACGGGTTTGGTATGCCTGCGAGCATTGCGGATCCATGATTGATGAGCACCACAAGAGCACCATGCTTGATCAAGGTCGTTGGGTTCCACGATTCCCTGACCGCCCAATCAGGGGTTATCGCTTGTCCGGTCTCTATTCACCGATTGGCCTCGGATTCAGCTGGCAGGAATTGTGGGCGCAATGGAAATCGGCACATCGAGATACCACTAATCTCAAACGATTCATCAATACGACTCTTGGGGAAAGCTGGGAAGAGCAGGGCGAAGATCTTGAGAATGTTTCACTACTTATGCGGCGCGAGCAGTATTGCGAAGAAACCATCCCTGCCTCAGCGTCCCTGATTGTTTTTGGAGCCGACGTCCAAAAAGATCGCATCGAATTCACGGTTGCAGCTTTTCAATCGGATGAGGAAGCCTGGTTTCTGGATCATGTCATTGTCGATGGTGATACCGCCTCAATCGACGTCTGGAACGATTTTGATGATGAGCTCAGGGAACGGAAAGTTCAGTTTGGTTGCATCGATGCGGGCTACAACACCAGCTTTGTGCATGAATTCTGCAAATCACGGCTTTGGTGCATCCCGACCAAAGGGATCGAAGGCGCTGGCCGACCTCTGATTGAAGACGAACAGAAAAGAAAACAGCGTCTTCGAAAGCGCAATCGCAAAGGATTTATTTCTGAGCCGATCGGCGTCGACCAGGGCAAAGCCATCATCTACAGTCGACTGAAGATGGCGATACCTGGCCCTGGATACATTCATTTTCCAGAAACCACAGCGTTTGATGATGAATACTTTGCGCAGCTCGGGGCTGAAAAATTGGTGACGGAAATCCGTGCTGGAAAACCTCATCAAGTCTGGAAGCGCAAGCGGGCTCGAAATGAAGCCCTGGACTGCAGTCTCTTGGCCCTGGTCGCTGCCAGGCTTTCAGGTCGACTTCAAATCAGGCCACCAACCGAAGCTGAAACTACCACGGCGCCCGTTCAAGATCCACCCCCCAAAAACCCCTTGGGATATGCCCTGTCACGACGAAAAGCGAGGAATCATCGATGATCAAAATCACGGTTAGTGGAGATCAGGAAATCTCTGCCAAATTTTCAGAGGCCCCTAAGGTCATCCGGCAGTCGATTACTTCAGCCATGACCAAAGCCATGAAGCGCCTCGAAAAAGACCTGGAGTCGGCAGCCGCCAAGGAATTCGATATCCCTAAACCGGTATTGGCCAAGTACCGCGTGAAATCCAAACGAGTCGTCAGCAATGGCCTGGTCTGGATGGGCTATAACCCAATTAAATCGGGTTATGTTGGAAATCTCAGACAGGAAGATTGGGGAGCTTCAGCAAGAAGCTATTTGTTCAAAGGCGGGTTTGTTGCCCGGATGAAATCAGGACACCAAGGCATTTTCATGCGCTCAGGAAAAAAGCGGTTTCCCATCAAGGAGCAGAAGATCAGCCTTCTGAAGGCTCCAATGCTGGCCGCTCAAGTCCGTGAGCGTGCTTCTGAGTATTACCAGCAAGAACTTGCCACCCAGCTCGCAAATAAACTTTCGAAATAGGAAATACCATGACTCTTAAAGCCAATCTTCCTTCCTCCTTTACGTTAGGCGATACCTTCAAAGCGACGATCAGTGATGACCGTTATCCTGCTTCCGAAGGCTGGTCGTTGACCTTTGCGATTGCCAACGGATCGGCCGCAAAAACAGCTAGCGCCTCGGCTTCTGGCAATGATTTTGATTTGACGGTCGCCGGATCGACGACGAATACCTGGGCCGCCGGAAACTACACTTATACGCTGGCCGTCACAAAAGGCGCCGAGCGTTATACCATCGCCACAGGGCCTATTCAGGTTCTTCCTAACCTTGCAAGCGGCAGCCCCACTGATGGTCGAAGCCATGCCCGGAAAATGCTGGATGCCATCGAGGCCTATCTGGAAAATCAGGCGACTGGAAATCAGATCGACATCGTTGAATCGGCTATCGACATGCGCCGAGTCAAGCGAGAAGGCAAGGGTGAACTGATCAAATTGCGGGACCGCTATCGCGCCGAAGTTCTTGCTGAAGACCAGGCTGACAAAATCCGCCAGGGGCAGGCCTCGGGCCGAAACCTTCAAGTGCGATTTGGCTGATGGACAAAGCCAGCCTGCTCAAAGGACTTTCCTTGTCTGGATGGAATCGGGACCGAGCGGCGCAGCTGCTCGGAATCTCTCGGGCGACCCTTTTCAGGGCCATGCGCGCGCATGCGATTGAAGTCCCCAAAAGCCATTCCCGCTTAACCCGGATGGAGGTCACGACTATTCGCACCCTGGCTTCCAGTGGGGCATCGCATCGAACCATTGCCGGTCAATTCCAGGTCAGCAAGACCACGATTCATCGAGTTGTCAGCGGATATACCTTCAAATCACTGGCCGGTCCTAAAAGTCTCACAAGACGGTCCTAAAAGTCTCACGTTTTGCCCTCCCAATCTGCTCTTGGCCAGTCTATAAACTGGCCAATGAGCGGACCCACACTGAAAGAAAAGCTGTTCAATCGTCGCGGCCTTGTCGTTGCCCAGCGCAATTCCGATGGCAAAACGATTGTGCTCGATCGCCGTCGGATCGCTAAGCGCAAATTCAATGCAGCCAAAACTGATCGATTGTTTTCAGATTGGCAAGTCACGTCACGCCCGCTCAATGAAGAGCTGCGATACGCGCTCGACATTCTCCGAAACCGCGCCAGGGATCTGGAGCAAAATTCAGAAATTGCCCGTCGCTTTCTGCAGCTGGTCGAAACGCACCTGGTCGGCCCTGAAGGATTTCACCTCACCGTTCAGGGTCTGAATCGGGCTGGATCCGATGATCAGAATAACAATGCGCGCATCGAGGCCAGTTTCTGGAATTGGGCTAAACGTGGCACAGCCGATATCACTGGCCGATACAGCCTGATCGATATTTTGCGAATTTCTGCGCGTACCGCGGCGCGTGATGGCGAATGCCTGATTCGGGTCCATGATGACCTCCCAACCAGCAAAGCCAATCCCTATGGCTTTGCGCTTGAAATGGTCGATCCCGCTCGCATCGATACCTTGCGCCATGTCGATGGCAAAGACGGCTCAAGGACGCGGCTTGGAATTGTGCTGGATCGTTTCAATCGGCCGGAAGGCTACTGGATCATTACCGGCTCTGAGCCTAATACCTATCCTGGCACGCATGCCGCTGAGCTTTTTGCGGCACGGCAGTTTATCCATGCCTATGTCAGCGATCGCCCCGAACAATATCGGGGAACGCCCTGGATGACCGCCGTGATGGATCTCATTCATATGCTGGATGAGTACCAGGATTCAGCCTTGGTCGCCTCTCGGGTCGGCGCCGCAAAAATGGGCTTCTTCAAGACGCCTGATGGCTATCTCAGGCCCTTGGCCATTGAACCCGATGATGTAGGCACCCTTCTCGATGAGGTGGTGGCCGGTCATTTTTCAGCATTGCCCCCAGGCTATGAATTTCAGAGCTTCAACCCGGATTACCCCCACCAGCTTTACCGGGAATTTACCAGCACCATTTTGCGCTCGATTGCTGCAGGATTGAATGTCAGCTATCACGCGCTGACCGGCGATCTGAATCAGGTCAGCTTTTCTTCAATCCGCTCAGGAACGATTGAAGAGCGCGAGCACTGGATGACACGTCAGGACTGGATGATCAGTTCAATCCTGGAACCGATTTATCTACGCTGGTTGGATCGTTCTCTGGCTGTCAGCGCCATTCCAAATCTTCCAAAGTTAAATCGCGAAGAGCTTTTTTCGCGCTTCCGCCTGCATACCTGGCGCGGCCGTCGCTGGCCTTGGGTTGATCCCTTGCGGGACATCGAGGCCACCATCATGGCCGTTAATGCCGGATTTAAATCACCTCAGCAGGCCGCGGCCGATCTGGGAGTCGATGTTGAATCCGTTCTGGCGGACATTTCCCGATTTAATCAAATGGCTGCAACAGCAGGCCTTGGCCTGACCTACGGCCAAACCGTTCCCACTTCACCCAAACCACCTGGAGCTGACAATGGCTCAACCCAAGCTTAACGAGAAGGCAGCTCGCGCAGCTGCTTTTGAAACCCGCGCCATCGATCTCGAAACGCGCACCGTCGAACTGGCTTTTGCCACTGAAGCGCCTTACGAGCGCTGGTATGGCTATGAAATTCTCGATTGCACCGTGGCCAGCGTCGACCTTTCGCGCCTGATCGCCTCAGGGCCATTGCTGATGGATCACGATCCCTGTGACCAGGTCGGCGTCATTGAGTCGGTCCGCATCGATGCCGATCGCGTCTGCCGGGCTGTAGTCCGGTTTTCGCAATCCGCCCGAGGCCAAGAGATTTTCCAAGATGTGATCGATGGCATCCGGAAAAACGTCAGCGTTGGCTACATGGTTAACGCGGCTGTCCTGGTCGGGATGATGGATGACATCGAAACCTATCGGATCACCTCATGGACTCCCTATGAGATTTCCCTTGTCAGCTGCCCGGCCGATATTCAGGCCGGCGTAGGTCGCTCAAATAAAGCGTGTGAACTCAAGCGAGATGACGCCCTGACTTCTACCGATCCCATGGATCCGAATGGCGAAAGCGAGACGGAATCCGAGGGGGAGGACTGTATCACTGTGACTTCAACCACCACTGTCTGCATCCCTACAGGAGGAACTATGACAGAGAAAACCCCCCAGCCTGTAGATGTGCAGGCAATTGAAAATGGCGTCCGTGAGGCCGAGAAATCGCGCATTGCGGAAATCCGTACCCTTGGCGAGAAAGCCGCCCACCTCGGTGGTCGCGATCTTGCTCTTGAAATGATCAGCGCGGGTCGCAGCGTTGATGACATGAAGGATGCCCTTCTGGAACGCATGCCCGATATGTCCAAGCGCGCCATGGGCGATGCGCCGGCCACCATCGGCATGTCGACTCAGGAAATCCGCAAATACAGCCTGGTCCGTCTTCTGAATGCTCTGGCGCATCCGAAAGACCTTCGCGCTCAGGAAGCAGCCGCTTTCGAATTAGACTGCGCTCGCGCAGCGGCCGATATCGCTGTCCGGGCACCGCGCGGCGCCCTGGTCCCGTTTGACGTCTTGGGCGGCAAGCGTGATCTGACCGTTGGTACCAACTCGGCCGGTGGCTATACCGTAGCGACTGACCTACTGGCTCAGGACTTTATCGAGCTTCTGCGCAATGCCATGGTGTTGCCGAGCTTGGGCGCTCGCATGCTGACTGGCCTGGTGGGCAACATTGCCATTCCGCGCCTTTCTGGCGCTTCAACGGCCTACTGGGTTTCAGAATCCAGTGCACCGACTGAAAGCCAGCAGACCTTTGACCAGGTCACGATGAGCCCGAAGACGGTCGGCGCGTTCACGGATATCAGCCGTAAGCTCCTGCTTCAGTCTTCGCTCGATATCGAAGCAATGGTACGTCAGGATCTGGCGACCGTTCTGGGTCTCGCGATTCAGCAGGCGGCCATCAATGGCAGCGGTACGGCACCGACCCCGCGCGGCATTCTGAACACCTCTGGTATCGGTAATGCCTCCAGCGCTGGCGCTGATGGTACGGCACCGACCTGGGCCCAGATCGTCAATCTTGAAAGCCTGGTGGCTGCAGCCAATGCCGATGTCGGCACCCTGGCTTACCTCACCAACGCCAAGGTTCGCGGCAAGCTCAAGGGCACGTTCACCAATGCCACTTATGGCGAACAGCCTGTGTGGGGCATGGACAGCATGGTCAATGGCTATAACGCAGCCGTTACCAATGCCGTACCTTCAGATCTCACCAAGGGATCTGGTACCGCGCTCTCGGCCATCATCTTCGGCAACTTCGCAGATCTTCTGATCGGCATGTGGGGCGGCCTGGATCTCACCGTTGATCCTTACAGCAACTCGACTTCTGGAACGCTCCGTATTGTGGCGCTGCAGGATGTGGACGTTGCCGTTCGTCACGCGGCAAGCTTTGCGGCAGCCACTGACGTGGTTACCAGCTAATGGAAGCCATCAAATTGATCGAGCCTTGTGGTGTGGCCGGCGTCATGTATGACGCTGGCACCATCCTGGCGTTGCCGGATGCGGTTTCAGCTGCAGATGCTAAGGATCTCATCCTGATGCACAAAGCCGTTGAAGCCGAAAAGC